CCATTCGGGCGCACCACTCTTAAAAACTAACACAAAATCGGAGCGTTCGTTCAACGGATAGGACTGAGGTTTTCTACACCTCCAATGTAGGTTCGATTCCTACACGCTCCACCATTTAAAAACTAGCCTAAGATATTGTCACTATGAAAGAAGCACCTACCTGTTACCCATATCTTGTTGGAAAGCTCACCACGACATTTGAGTTCCTTGCCTATAACCTTTACAAACAAGGCATTATCACGGGAGAGCAAACGCAACTTGTCGAGGATTTTGTCCTTGCTGAAATGGCAAGGGTGAATGCGGATGAGCGAAAATATTCAAATGAATTTGAAGCGATAAAAACTAGCGTAAGATAGCCTCACCATGAAAGCAAAGCCACTACATAATTACAAGCTGTTGGGAACTGATATCGTTCTTGATGTTCGCAAGACCTATGGATTCTCCCATGCCACCAATCAACCCGATTGGAAGGAAAAAGGATTGATTTTTATCCATGAGCGAAAGGATGATCCCGTGGGGGTTCTATTGGAGCGCGGGGAATATGTGATCGTTTAAAAACTAGATTAAGATTACACCATGACCCACAAAGCATACCTACTCAAAACACAATTGAAAGAACTGCCACCATGCCACAAAGATTCCCCCCTCCATGACAAATGGCTTGCCATTGTCCACAAAATGGAGGAAGAGGGATGCGACACATCCGATGCCCAATCCATAGCGGATATTGAAGTCCTTAAAAACTAGCGTAAGATAGCTTCACCATGAAACTCACCATCGAAGAAAAAGTTCATTCCACCATCAATTATGCCAAAAGTCTGATCGCGGCAGGATGGGATAGGGAAGAGGCAATCCAAAATTCCCGCAACCTGTGGAACATTTCCAACAAGCGTATGCAGGAAGTGAAAATTGCAATCCCGAAAAGCAATGCCGATCTGTGGGAAGAGTCCAACATGAGAGCAGCAGCATTCGCCAATTATTAAAAACTAGATTAAGATAACACCATGTTCGCAATCATCGACACACCGACAATCACTGAAAACACCTGCTATCTCAACCATGCTTATCTCCCCAAGGGGGGGTTTGGGAGTGAGGACATGGCATGGACTACGGACAACCTTTGGGAAGCGCGGGATATGTCCGCAAGGTTGGAAGCAATGGGTAAATATGCCAACGTGATCGAGCTTTAAAAACTAGCCTAGACTGATTGCACCATGAAAGTATTCAATAACTGGAAAGATGCCCATACCTACTCCGCTGAACTTGCCACCGCTTGCAAGCGTGATGTGGGAATTGAGAAGGGGAAAGAGTTCGGGCGAACAGTGTTCAAAACATTCCTACTTCCTAACAAGGAAAACCGTTGTGGATATGAGCTTCGTTGTGAAGTTGTGACACCCAACACCCCTGTTTAAAAACTAAACCAAAATACCACCATGTTCGACAAACCGATTGCAACCCGCCCATACTCCAATCATCCTGATGATTCCCATCTCCAAGTGGTTCTCCATAAGAACTTCAAGGGGGAATACGTCACCCATGTCCAGAATCTCCACACAGGGGGCTTTGTCCATGGCCATTACTTTGGCAAGGATGTGGACAGTCTGGACAAGGCAATGGCAGACTTCAAAAACCGATAAAAACTAGCATAGAATACCACCATGACCATACGATACAGCACCAAGATGGGATACAAGGCAATGCCCGACGAGAAATTCGCGGGAACCGTTCTGGAAGCCAAAGCCCATGCGCTTGCCAAGATGGATGGGGACGTTTACACCATATCCATTGAGGACAAGAAAAACAAAATGGTTTTCCACTACGGATATACCGGAGTATCGCTGGGAAGCAATCGCGTTTAAAAACTAAACCAGAATAACACCATGACCAAGCTACTTACAAAAGAACACGTTAAAGCAATGGTAAAAGCTCTGGAAAGCGCGGGACTGCCCGTGGAAAAGGACTGGCAAGCCGGGACTGTCCGGGTGATGCACAAGGGCAAGGAAATCTTTGCTGCCATCGAGAAGGACAGAAACCAGCCTTGGATTGTTCGCCATGTGGACGGACTCTTCTCTTAAAAACTAGATTAAGATAGCTGCACCATGAAACAACTCATCCTTGACACCCTCGCTGCGTTCTTCCTGTTCGCGTTCACCCCCATCATCCTGTTCATCCTGATTGGATAAAAACTAGAGTAAGATCGTCTCGTTATGAAAATACAACTAACAAGCACCGCCCCCATCGCAGTTGAAACCTATGTCGATGGCAACATCGTTCTGGGACAATTTGAATATCACCCCGCCGATGAGTTTGGAACTCCTCCCCATTTCATCCTTTTCGATGAGGTATCCACCGATTTCCCTATCCTTTGGGAGCATCAGGAAATAACCTTTAAGGGTGGCTGGTTTTACTTCGAAGACGATATGTTCGGAGAGGTGAAATTCAAGTTTGCCGGATATTAAACCAACCCCGAAAGGGGTTCAATCCCCCTTTTAAAAACTAGGGTAAACTGCTACTACCATGAAACATATATCTGATATGCTACCCGAATTTGAAAAGATCGTACCCGCCCGTGAAGCGAACATCGTTCCCCTTGGCGTAGGATGCTACAATCTCTTTAAGGACGGGGAAAAGGTGAAAGGTAAGCGTTTACTTACATTTAAGCCCTATGTTGATTCCTTCAAGAGCGCGGAAGAGAATCACCGCAACTTGCAAGCGGAAGAGAAGGCGATTCAAGCGGTTTTCCCAAGCTATCGCGCCCCTTCCTTGGCTCAAATCAAAGCCCTTCAAAGCGCAAGAAAAGCCATGACAAAGGAAGTCATGCGGGACGGTGCGATTGCTGAGAGGGGATTGCCAAAGGCGAGCGAAGTCTGGTTGTCCCGCCTTGCTTAAAAACTAGACTAACATCACATTACCATGAACGAACACACACAAGCAGTCGAGAAAGCAATGGCCAAGTATCCAAAGGCCAAACGTATCGCGGTGGAGAACTTCACCTTCGGGCAACAAGGGATGGGAATGCCTTTCGGAGTCGCCATTAATCTGGAGACGGATGCCCGTTGCTACGGGTGGAAGCCCGACACCGTGAAAGCCATTAAGATGGTTTTGAATGGCCGTTAATCAAACAAACCTAAGGGTTCAATCCCCTTAAAAACTAGCGTAAGATAGCTGCACCATGAAATACAAAACACATACAATCATTAAGTCGGGCATGATCGGGGATGGATTTGACATCTATTCCCCTGACATGCGGAAGATCGGACACACCTTGACAACCACGGAAGCCAAGGCATTCATCGACTCCATCGCATAAAAACTAAACCAAAATAGCCTCACCATGAAACTGATACTCGTCTCCATCACTGTCGGAAACACCCGCCATTCCAAGTTCACCCTTTCCAGCGATGGCAAGGTGGACATTGCCAAGGTCTTTCCATTCACCGCGCACCTTCCCCTTGGGACAACGGTAACGGTTGGATAAAAACTAGCCTAGACTGATCTCGTAACCAACACCAACAACACACACCACCATGACCAACAAACAAATCGTTAAAGCATTCGTATCCGGCGCAACCAAGGGCAAGAATAGCCTGAAGAGCATGTTCATCGAAGGGGATACCCTTTACTCCTATGGCTACCACTTCCCCCTTGCCAAGCGTGTGGAAGGCGGTTTCTGGGTCAATCCTGACCGCTACAGCGTCACAACTTCAAAGCAACAAGGCATGGTTCGGGGCGCAATCGCCCAAGCGGGTTTCTCTTTCGTGGGGTAACATGGTAAAAGTCCCCTCTCCGGGTGGTTCCGGGGAGGGGCAAACCATTTAAAAAATAACATGAAAGAACTCATTTTTATCCTCGCCATTGTCGGCTTGCTTGCCTATGGCTTGTGGCCTTTCGCCCTTCTCCTGTTTTTCCTTTATCTGTGGTTTTAAAAACTAGCCTAGACTGATTGCACCATGAACGATATGTTATTCACCGCCAGCGGACAAGTCCTTGCCTATGCCATCACAAGGGATGAGGCAATTGCCATCTCAAATTTCGCTCGTCGCCCCGTTCGCTGGGGTAACGAATTGATCGGAGCAGAATACGCCTGATAAAAACTAGCCTAGACTGATTGCACCATGAGCAACTACCCATTGGAAGACATCCTCCGCGCCCGTAAAACCTCCATCACGGGAGTCCGTGAAAAGAGTTATGGCAAGACCCATGAAGTCTATGGGGGCGCACCTTGTGACTGGTCAAAGGCACAAGGCGCAACCCATACGCTTTACTGTGGGGAAACCTCCGGTTTGTATGGACGACCCGGAACCGGAACCCGTCCCGCAAAGCTTGGGAAAACCGTTCTCTACGTGGGGAACGATGTCACCGATGAAGATCAAATCATATGGGACAAATGGGAAATCAAAACCCTCTGGGAAAACGCGAATAAAAACTAGCACAAAATAGCCTCACCATGATCACCCGATACAAATCCGAAGAGTTCCCGAACGTGTTCATTCAATCCTATGAGATTGACATGGATGCTGACCTTTCCACTGAGAACGGTATCACCACGTTTGACAATAACGCCAAGGACAATCCTCACCCAAACTACCGTTACCTTGTGCGGGTGGGTGGCGGATACCGCGCCTTTACAAAGAAGTCTCACGCAACCACCTATAACAACGAGGGTTAAAAACTAGCCTAGAATCCTACTACCATGAAAACACAGAAAGACATCCTACTCAAAGACGGTTCCACACTTGCCAAGGGCTTGCCCGTTACCTTCATCGAGGGCAAGGACAGCCGTTGCCTTGTCCACTCGCCAAACCATAGCGAGCCATTGCAAGTGCGTATTACAAGCGCATTCAAAGCCCCTTCCATTACTACGCTTGAAAAGTGGTCTTACGATAGCGTGTGCAAGACTCCAACGGGCAAGCGGGTAGAGCCTGATGGACACGGCCCGGACGGAAGCCCTTCGTGGTTGCTGGTCTTCAGCCTGATCTGATAAGCGAAAGGGGTTCGATCCCCCTTTTAAAAACTAGGGTAAGATGCCCTTGTGACCAACACCATCAACACCATCAACACCACCATGACCACCACCTATTATTCCCCACGCTACAAAGAAACCTTCACTGTCATCTCCAAGGATGTCCAACCTCATTGGGCTTGTGCAAGGTTCGCCAAGGTTCGAGTTGAGATCGGGCATTGGAATTTCTCCGGCGAAAACTTCATCCACCGTGGACTAGGGGATGGAATGGATTACGCACAAGCGTTTGCCCTCGCTGTTCGTGATGTTGAGAGTGAGGATGAAGTGATGAATGAGGACGAGATGATGTTGCATGGTTGCGACTGATTGACATATCACCCAAATCCCTAGATAAAAACTAGGGTAAACTGATCTCAGCGAGGGGTGAGAAGCACGGTGCTTCAAGCCCCTCCACTTTACCGCATACCACCATGACCACCACCATGACAGATCGAGAGCAAGTTGAATCTATGACAGACCGACAGCTTGTAGCTTTTTGGAACGTTCTACAATTCGATGCCCGTTTTGGGCATCGTGACATTTACAAGGAGACGCTTGTTTCGGTAACATTAAGCGAGCGCGAAATTCCGCATGAAGTCGGCAAGCTTACCGAAGTTGCTTAACTCAACCCTCGCCCCTTGGCATATCTCTTGAAGGTATGCCAAGGGGCTTTTTTTGTGTCATGATATATGATCTGTTAGATATGCAAATGATATGTAAATGCTTTCTGTTAGATATGGCATATCTAACTGTTAGGGGGGGGGGGCTACTCCGATTTGCTTTAAAAACTAGGGATGGGGGCATAGGGGGTGGGGTGCCATGGCTAAAATTATTTTTATAAAAAATATAAAAATTACCATTTGAAAAAATATGACATATAAATTTTTATTTTTTTTCTATAAAAAATCGAAATTCTCCCCATTGAAAAAAAATTTTTTTATTATATTTTTCCAATTTTCCCTATATACTTTCGATTATCGCCGGAATCCCTCCGTGCAATATAGATATTCTGATATTTCATTGCCGGATTCTACCGGAATCAATCTATCTCCCATTCCTCTTCTTTCCACTGATTATACCAGCTTTCCAATTCTTCCCAAGATAAATCACGATCTTCGCAAGACATACAATCGGAATCGTGGCAATTGAAATATCCCGATTTCCCACTCCATATCAGGAAACCCGTGGGGGATACCAATCTTTCCCCGTTTAGTAGTGCGTTCTTATGTTCCGCTTTCATGATATTTCGTTCCATTGTTTGATACATAATTGCGTTGGATGTTCTTCCATGGGATAATCCACAACATTGATTGTATGGATGAATTCACAATCCTTGCATTCCACCCATATGTTCTGATAATCGATCCCTTTCATGGATGTTGACAACCCATCGGCATCCACTTCGATATTATCACTCTCGCATTTGGGGCATGGTTTGGGTTCTTCCATATTATTGGTCATAGGGGGAATTGAGTATTTTTCCGCTTCTCCGTATTTCGCAGATCATTTCAATTAAGAATTGGGGAGTGTGGGTATTTTCAGGATATTCGTTGGAATTGAAATAATCTATCTCACAATTTTCCATCAATGTTGCTCTGTATAACCTTTGAAATTCGTTCAAAGCAGGAGTCTCCCCATCCGTATAATCCAATATCATTTTCCATTTTCCAATTAATTCTTCGTTTGTCATACCATTTTTTCCTTCAGGAATTCCCTCACATCCTCCTCAAACCAATTTTCAATCCCGTTTACTCCCCAGTAATCTTTCACCTTCAGATAACGATCTTCCTTAATTCCAATCAGGGTTACTTTACCCATGTTTTCCCGATAAGGCAGGTTGTCAATGAGAACATTATCCTTGTGAGCAATCCCTTCTTTCTCGATGTATGCGCTTCCGCCATAAGCCGTGGGTATCAGGTGTCTTTTAATCTCCTCTCTGGCAATGATATGATCCCTCTCAAATCCCCATTCCGCCTTTTCATTGATCATATTGGCGTAATCGGTGGTCGATGTTGTCAGGATATATACATTATCCTTTCCCACAAGTTCCCGTGAAAAATCAATCAGCTTTTGAGCGCAGGGACGGATGACGGTGTAATAGGTGTTGTCATCATTCTCCAGATTGAATCGGATGTGTTCTTGGTTGGGTTTACGAAGCATCGAATGTAGCATACACTCGTCCAGATCGATGAAGATTTTGTTTATCATAATTTATTTATATTTTTTAAAGTTGAATCCCTTTTCCATGCAACTTGGTATGGTTTCCCATTCTCCAAACGAACGGAATTGGAGGAATCGAAAGATGCGATGTCTTCGGGCTGCAATGGTGTTCCAAGCATCAATACTACCTTCCCCATATTCCCAGAAGATTTTGTTTATCATATTTTTATCTTAATGGACGTTTCCCATTTGTCAATACACTGATTTTTTACGATAC